TTGTATGTCCAGTCTAAATGTTCCCAGCTTCCAGTCTTGTGAAGCTGCGGTGTTTTCTATTTTTAATGCAATGCTTCTGGCACGTGCACGTGTATCCACTTTATCAGTGGAACTTGTGATTGTAAAGGGTCCTAGCGAAGAACTTGCAGCGGCATTATTAGGAAAATCTCTCAACATTAAAGTGATTCTCGTGTCTCCTGTTTGAGTAATAAAATCAGGTATAAATCTTCTAATCTTCATAAGGTACTCACCGTCGCCTCGTAGATCTGGTGCCCCTAAAAGTTGGCCTTGTGCCGCTCTTTTCTGAGTAATATCAAAGTCTCCCGAAGTAATTTCACCAAGTACAGAAGTTACTGCACCCCCCGCATTAATTTGATCGGTTCCTATTTCGTGTTCATAGTAGGTAGAAACTCCGTCGGTATTTCCCACTACATCAAAAGAAGCGTCATCAGCTGTAGTATAATAACAAGCATGAGGTTTATCGTAGATAGAAGAATCGGCCCAGGCTGTTCGAGCCAGAGAGCCCGTATACCATACAGGAGATTTAGCTAGCAACGTCTCCATATAATTATAAGTAACAACTCGATCCACGACATTAGAACCATTAGAACAGTAGTACCAACTAATTTCTCCGAAGAGATTATTCAAGCCACAATTAATTAAATTTCTGGAAGTGGTATTAATATCATCATAAACATAGTCTTCTACTAAACACGGTACTGTTTGAAGTTGACCAGCATAGGAGAAGAATCCATTTTCTGACATCCAGTATGCAATACTGTCTACTTCAACACAGGCATTTTTACCAATGAGTCCACAGTTGGTTCCTACTTGTTCAAAAGAAAAGGTAAAAGGCTGACCTACAAATCGCATAAGGTAAAGAGCATTATCAGTCCAGACATACAAAGCATCACGACCTCTAATGGCCCCCATAATTTTAGAACCATTGGCAATCCTTTGAGTACCAGCCGTGTTCGTTGCAGTAGGGGTATAATCGCTTGTACTTTCTTGATCAGACCATCTTATAAACATATCATCTTGAGTAGAAGTATCTCCAATTGTAGTTTCAGTTCCAAAGAAAATTAAGTGTCTGTCAGTTGAAGAAACTAACATATGTCTAGAAGCTGTCGGTGCTCCTGCAATAACAGTAGCCCTGATTCCTGTGGCATTGGCCGCTGTCGAATCCCATGAAAAACATTTACCATTATAAATAAGAGCAATAAGAGTAGTTCCATAATTATCTAATACCCATAGTCCAGGTTCAATGGTAACATCCTGTGAAGAAGATTCTCCCCATGCTACATAATCTGAAATATTAGTAATAGTTGCGCCAGCTGTATGGAGAGCTAAGGTTGTTCCATTAACGTTTCTTGCTCCTCCACTTAAAGTCCCTGTTCCCGTATCATTAGCTGTATAAGAAATATCTTCTGTCCCTATTCTAATTTCTCCTGAACTTGGAAAAGCAGTTGAATCAGTAAGCACTACAGTTGTCACTGCAGCATCGGCCGCAATAGTCGTTACCAAAGTTGTCGTCGCTGGACCTGCAGATGTTCCTGACCATTGACCCGTTCCAAAACCATAGCCTCCAATTTCTTGAGGCGGTCCTACTGTATAATAAGTTTGGGCTCTGGCACTTCCAACATTGGACGTGCTTCCTGTTGTTTCATTAGCGTCCATTGTAACGGTAATAGTTGTCGAAGTAGGAATGGACGTAGCCATAAATTTTTTATCTTCAAATTTTGCAACACCAAAACTTGAGCCAGTAAGAGCGGTAACAGTGTCTAATAAAACAATATCATCTTCAGACATACCATGTACTGAGGGAAAAGTTATAGTAACGGTAGGTGAACCCATCGTTGTAGAAAAATCACATCCAGTGATAGTCTTGTTAATAGGATGAATATCATGGAAGAGACCCCCTAAATAAACATATAAAATTCTATTGGTGCCAATGGCTGCATATTTAATTCCATTATTGTCATCAAATTGATGAAGGGCTCTAGCGGCCCCAGTTAGATTATCTTCGCCGAGTTGATCCCAGCCCCCTATTTTTTCAGGGGTTCCATATCTAAAACGTACATAGTCTCCTCCCGTCCACTGCCCTTCGGCACCAGTAGGAGTAACTTGTTTGTTGAATCCGGGTCGAAAATTTACTTTTTGGAGCATAAAAAACCTGTTTATTAAGAGTTATAACAGATTGTCGGGATAATCAACAGATTTAAAGCAGGGGAAAGTGTGGTGGCATTTCCCCCCACCAGTCTTATTATATATAATATTGTTATTAAAGTATCAACTCTGTTAAACCTTTATTTGAACCTATAGTACCTTTATAAAAAGTGTTAAATGAAAGACTAATTCTAGTATTTGAACCTTTTTTAACGTTTACTCTATGTGTTGTTATTGATGGAAACATTAATAGTTGTCCGGTTTTTACAGCAAACCACCAAGAAGTAGAGTTCCAAACATTACGTTTCGTTTCATGTATGTCAGGGGAAATGTGGGCATATGTTAATGGACTAAAAAAATGTATTCTATCATTATCTTTATCACAATCCAAATATAAAACACCAGATACTACTGAGTTGGGATGATAGTGCATAGGATGATATTGATTTTCATCAATATAATTTAACCAAGATTGTGTAATATAAATTTCAACATTATTTTGTGGACATATGACTGTTTTCAAATAATCCTTACAACATTCATCTAAAAATTTTTTAATTTTTTTAAGTTCTGGTTTGTTTAATATATAGCTGTCAGTAGTACTAATATTTCCTTCATTCTTAGTACAATAGTTTTTTTGATCCTTTACAAAATCTAATTCTTTTTTAGTAAAATTTCTATCTATATCTGTTGAATAAATAGGTATTGGAAATAACCCCTGTATTTTTGATTGCACTCTTCCTTCCTTTCGTTTTTAATATACTACTCCCTTATGGTTTTAACTTTATTCAGGTAGTTCTACCCAACTTAAATTTTCTTCATCCCAGTCATAATTTTTTTCTGCATGATCATCAGGTATTGGTACAGGCGGTTCGTACCTGTATTTCTCTTCATTAAAAATCAAACTTGGATAGATTTTTCGAGGTAAAAATCTATCATTCTCAACATCATATGTGCCACCTATTCCAGCAAATTGTTTTCTAAAATTATTATTATAAGATGTTTGAACCCAAGTTGCTGAAGGGTCTTTATATAGGTTTTTTAAAAAATCTATTCCTGCTTGTTCTGTTGTTGCAACATCGTTATGTACTACTACAACTGTTTCAACTATGTTTCCTTCTCCTATTTTTGCGAAATGTGCCATTATGCTTTGTAGGTCCCTGTACCTGTATATTGTAAAATTGTATAAGAACCATCTGTTGAAACTGCAGGTGAACCAGTTGTAACGCCTGTGTACTCTGATGTAAGAATTTTTAAATGAATTCTACCAGAGCCACCATCTCCCTCCGCGTTTGCACCATCTCCTGTGTTAACTCCACCATTAGCATTGTTAGTATGTGATGGACCGTTTCCTTCTCCACCTACTGAAAAAGTACCACTAACATTAGGTATAGACGATGTTGCGCCAGCACCAGCGGTGCCCTTAGTTCCATTGCAACCACCTGCTCCACCTTTTCCACCACCACCACCAGCGACTTTTCCTGGGGCTGATCCGCAAGAAGCACTCCCAGCATTTCCTTGATCTGCTGTACCGGCACCAGCACCGCCGGCGTAACCTCCGCCACCACCAGATCCGCCACTACTACCAGCTTGGCCATAATGATCTCCACCATAACCACCACCAAGAGCTGTGATGTCGACATCGCCGTCGCCAACAATTGTTGAGTTGGCTCCCTTGTTTCGACTAGCTCCACCACCTCCACCTACTGTGAGTGTATATGTTGAACCTCCATAAAAATCGACTGACCCACTAGAAAGAAATCCACCACCACCTGAACCTCCTGTTACTTCATGAACGGACCACCCTGGTCCTGCTTGACCTGAGCCACCGCCTGCTATACAATCATAGACTATTGCTCGTGCGGGTCCGAGACCTCCACCAGATCCAAAACCTAAAACTTGGTATCCAAAAGACATGTGTTATTCTCCTTATGCGTCGTTAGCAGCGTCAGTAGTATAGAATAATTTAATTCCTAATACTCGTGCTTCACCAGTAAAATCGTCAGCGACATCTGCTGCATCTCTATAAAGTTGAAAAAATGTTTGATCATCATCGGCCGGAGAGCCAGCAATTGTCATTGCAGAACTAACGGCACTCATTTGCACATCTTCTACAGTTCCAATTCCAGCATCTGTGACTTCTATAGCTGTTCCAAAAGCTACGTCGGCTGTGTCGCCTTCGCTACAGCTGACACCTTGAAGACCAAAAATACAATCTCCTGTGTCAGTATTACTTGGACTCCAGAAAACTTGATAGGTTACTGTTCCTAAATTCCATGATTTTGGCATCCCAATAGCAAACTGTGCGTATTGTGCTGTACCTGCATCAAAATCTAAAACTTTTAATTCAGGTCGAATTGCTGTTGTTTCAACCGATGCCGCGTCAGCGGGATTAGTTGTAGGAAGATAAAGTGCATTTGCAGGTATCCACATCGTTTCTGTGCCTGCAATTTGAACTGCAGCTGTTCCTGATTTAAGAACACCAGATCCTTTGGGATTTAAATTGATATCAACATTAGACTCATCACCTGTTGCCGATAAAGTAGGTCCAGCACCTGCCGCTGCATTAGCTATCGTGAATTCATTTACCGCAGATCCTGTAGCTGTTATAAGAGCTAATTCAAGTCCATTGGTATCTAAAATAGATGTTCCAATTGCTGGTGCAGTTAAAGTTTTATTTGTTAAAGTTTGTGTTCCTGTAAGAGTTACATCTCCATGAGTATCAGAAAAACCAGAATCAACAACATTAGTTCCATCTGAAAATAATAATTTATATCCTGTTTCTCCAGCAGCCCATGCGACTCCTGTGCCTGAAACAGTTTTAACGGTAACAGTATAAGTACTGCCGCCTTCAGCATTATTAATCAACCACCAGTTTTCAATACTGTCTGGTACGGTTAAAACTGAGTTTCCTGCTGATAAAGTTCCAGTTAATTTCCATATTCTGGTTGCAAGAGTAGCTCCTGTTGCACCGTCTGATTTGACTAAAGCTGTGGTACCGTTATCAGGTAGTGCTTGAGTAGTGTATCCACCCGATATTTGTTCAATAATGTTCCAATTTGTATTTGTTAATGTTCCCCATGTACCGGCTTTTTCACCAGTAGTCATAAGTTGAACGCCTAAATTTGTATAATTTGATGCCATAATTTTCTCCTATGCAGAATGTTCAATATAGGTATAAGAAGTATTGCCGGTTATGTCAACATCTTTATAGTGTAGTGGAGAGACTCCCCCAGAACCTAAACTTACTGTAGCTGAGAGACCGGTTAATCCAATTACCATGTCTGTAGGAGTAATAGCTCCTACTGCAGAAGTTGCAGAAACTCCAGTTAAAATATAAGCTGTTTCAGTTACAACAGATCCTAATGAACTGGTTGCACCTACCCCAGCTGGATTAATTAATTCAGTATTAACAACTGTTGGTGCGCCAACAGAAGTAGTTGCACTTACTCCGGTTAGTCCCACTACATCAGCAGGAGTTAAAGCTCCTGGTGAAACTGTTGCTGAAACTCCAGTTAAAGGAACACCTATTTCAACTATAAGAGATCCTGTTGAAGCTGTTGCACTTACTCCAGTTGGAAACTCAATCCATGTAAAACTTAATGATCCTACTGAAGCTGTTGCTGAAACTCCAGTTAGTCCTACTACATCAGCAGGCACAACCGCTCCTACTGAAGCTGTTGCTGATACTCCAGACGGTTGAACTAATTTATTAAATGAATCTCCCCAAGGTTCTTCGCCCCAACCATTTCTACCCCAACCAACTAATGTTCCGGCATTATCAAAACTACCTACACTAGATGTAGTACTTAGTCCGGTTAAAGCTGCAATTGAAAGTTGAGTAGTAGTTGGTGATCCTAGAGAGGATGTGAGCGCAGAGGGTGCCGTTATAGGTACGTCTATAAATTGTTCAGCTACAGGTGTGCCAAGACTAGATGTTAAACCGAATCCTGTTGGTAAAACGGAATAATCAACACCCCAACCGGAGTTACCCCATTCTTGTCGACCCCATCCTTGTATATTAAAAGCTGTAGCACTTCCAACGGAAGTGGTTGCCGATACGCCAGTTAATGAAACAGTGACTACCTCAGATCCCCAGGAATTAACTCCCCAAGTTTGTGTGCCCCATGTTGCAGCCATAAGGAATTGCTCCTTAAGCTATTCGAATAATCGCGTCGGAAGCGTCAGCCGTTGGGAATTGAATTGTAAACGTTCCGCTTGAAACTGTTTTATCTCCACCGAATGCAATTGCACAACATGCTGGATCACCAGATGCCGTGTCATTGAAAATTAAACAACCATTCGCTGTAAATGAAGCAGATGTCCAACTCGTGTCTGCAAAATCACACACTGCTGTATCAGTTGATAATACAGGGGTTACACTTGTTAAAGCGTTTCCTTTTGTAGTGTAAGCAGTTCCAGACGTATTCGTAATTTCATTAGTGGCACTAAATGCTGTTGTAGATTTATTTAGAGTTGCAGAACTTGTGTACAAAGCTAAATTAAAAGTGTTTCCAGTCGATGCCGTAAAATTATGAACAGCTGTCAAAATCTCTGTTTTGAAACTATTACAAATTGCTGATGTTATTGCCATAAGTTTTCTCCTAATTACGGTGACGGAGAGTTGACAGGTATTCTAACGGTTCCGTCAGTATAATCATCTCTTCTTCGTCTCCCAATTTGCACTCCTGCAAACTTTTGTACTTCTTGTTTATATTTATTTTCGTATAATGTCAACATATCCATAGGACCTTTTAAAAATCCATAAGCTTCAACTAACGTAGCATATAATAGCCCCTGTGGAAAGTACTGACTAATATAAGTTGTGGCTGTGGTAGTCAGACTCTTAGGT